CCGCGGATACTAATTCAATCTGATATTATAGCAAAGATGCGCGGAAAGGTAAAGAGAAAATATAAGGCGCGCTGTGCTGCATTTTTTGATTTTTTACGAGAAAGCTATTGACAAACGGACCTTCTCCCTGTTATACTGTCCCTTGTCCTGTCGGGCAGAATATGGCGGCATAGCTCAGTTGGCCAGAGCATTCGGTTCATACCCGAAGTGTCCCCGGTTCGAATCCAGGTGCCGCTACCAAAAGCACGGGATGCGAAAGCATCCCGTGTGTTATATGGCCCGTTGGTCAAGTGGTTAAGACACGGCCCTTTCACGGCTGTAACATGGGTTCGAATCCCGTACGGGTCACCATTTGCGGGCTTAGCTCAGCTGGTTAGAGCGCATGCTTCACACGCATGAGGTCACTGGTTCGAGTCCAGTAGTCCGCACCAAAGAAAAGCCTTGAAACTCAACAGTTTCAAGGCTTTTTCTTTTTTCTCCGATTCCAGTATTGTTAGTAATGTGTTAGTAGTAGCGCTACTTCATCGTTGCCAGCTTCCTGAGCAGGTCCGTCCCGTACTTGTAGGCTGCGAGGTAGTCCATCGTCTTGTCCTCCAGCCCCGCGCGCTTTTGGAGCATAGCGCGATAGTCCGGCTCGGCGAGCTTGTCCCAAAACTCAGTTTTCCACTTGGCCGCGTTCTCCCGGCCCGCCCAATAGGCTGGGCAGAGCTTGCCGGTCACGTCGAAGTGCCGGATCACGTTCTTTTGAGGAATGTTGTACTTCGCCATCAGCTCGCGCGTCAGCTCCAGAGCGGCCTTGACGGTCTCCGGCGCGGGTGCATACGTCCCGTCGCGCTTTGCGTCGCACAGCTCGATGCTGATGCTGTTCATGTTCCGGCAGATGTTGTAAAGCGTCCCGCCACCCGTCTGCGGGCAGGAGGGATACTTCCCGCCGCCGACCGCCCATGCAACGCGCAGGTCAGGGACGCTCTGGTAGATGCTGTTCGCGTCCACGAAGTAGTGTGCGCTGCTCTTCACGACGGTCGAGGCGTAGTATTTGGCGTTGGCCTGCGCCGTGTCGCCGTCGTTGCCCGTGTAGTGAATGACGATGTACTTGATGGCCTGCGCATTGCGCGCAGGCCCACAGTTTCCCACGTTGGCGCGGAGCTGCTTAATCTCCATTGCCGTTCTCCTTGCTCTCCAGCACGTCCTGCACCTTCTGGCTCTGCGTGCCGAAGTAGAACGCGATGATGACGGAGAAGATCGTCACGAACTCCTGCCCGCTGATCTTCGCAACGACGAAGCCGTACAGAAAGCCAGCGGTCAGCGTGATGGTGACAATGCTCTTCACAGAGCACAGCGCGGCAAGCCGCTTGATGATTCTTTCGTTCATGGTATTACTCCTCCTTTTAGATCAAGCTGTCCAGCTCGTCGATGCTGTTCAGCAGGCGGTTGATCTGTCTCTGTTGCCTTTCGGTTAGCTGCCGCAGCGCGCCGAAGGTGGGCGGCTCCGGGGCACATCCCTCGTTCGGACGGACGGACTTCCCTCCGCGCAGCCTGTGCAAGATGTTTTCAAGGCGGCAGTTGGCATCCTCGAACATTTTTGCATTTTCCTCGGCGGCGGCGAGGATTGCGGGTTTCTCCTGCGCAACGCAGGCGTTACTGGCTTCGTTCATCATGGTATTACTCCTCCTTGGTCTTTCGACCGACGATTTTATCGGCAACGGCGATCACCGCCGTAAATCCGCACACGATACCGCCCGCGCCGAGAACGTACTCAAAGAGCGCGTCCCATTGCCACCCGTTGTAGGTGTAGACTGCGAGCGTATAGACGATGAACGCGGCAATAAAGACGGCGGCGATTGCCAGTATCTTGTTGCGCGTCCGCATTTTCTTTGATCGCTTCCCGCTCATGCCGCGCCTCCGTAGAGCAGCCACGTCACGAACGCGCCGATGATGGCATAGAGAACCTTGTCCACGATGCCGTCCCAGCGTTTGACAGGCCGTGCAGCAAGCTCTTTCACGTCCGCTTTAATTTCCTTGACATCGCTCTCGACGCGCTCCTCGCGGCTTGCAAGCACCTTTACGGAGGTGGCAAGGCTGTCCAGCGCCTCTTGGTGCTTTTCTACGTCGTCAAGCCGGTGTGTGTTACTCTTGCATCGAGCGTCAATCAGCGCAATGGCGGCGTCGTCATATTTTTTGGTTTCGTTTTCCATTTCCACTTCCTCCGTCCCTGTCCTTTCTGTGAGCGTATCACGGAAAAACGGGCATTTCACCACGGAGGGGAGAAAAAGCAGGTGTTCGGAATTTCCGAACACCTGCTTTTCGCTTTACCTGTAGCGCCTCCACGGATTGTTGGCGTCGCTCTTTGGGTACTTGGATTTGAAGAGCGCATAGCTTTCCTCGCCAGAAAGATTCATGCCTTTGATGATATTGATGACTTCTTCCTGTTTCAGGCTCCCGTCGTCGTTTGCGAGGTCGCAGAACGCTTTGAACATGGCAACGTCTTCCGCTTTGACACCCTCGTATTTCTCGGCGTGGCTTGTCTTGGGCGCTCGCAGTTCCGAAAGAATGCGATTTGTCGCCTCTTCCTTTGCGACCGTTTTTGCCGCCCGGAGAACGGCGGCGCGCTCGTCTGCGCTCTGGCTTGGGGAGAGCATATCTTCGACATACTCCCAATATAGACGGTTATAGTCGAATTGATACTCAACGTACTGCGATGCGGAGAGCGAGTGCGTTTTCTCGTCGCCGTCCTTGACTGTAGCCGGCAAGCAGCTCGGTAAAAGCTCGGTCCCGCCCTGCTCCTTGCACACGCCATAGGCCATGCGCTCCGCGTCGGTCGTAATATTGTGGTCGTGTGCTTTCCGGTATTCATAGATCGCGTCAAGAACGGTTTGCCGCGTTCCGCGGTTCACGACGGTATCCGGGGTGTTCTTTGCAAGCTTATTGTAGCTTGAATAGAACTCCACCATTCTATCGTCCATCGCGGCAGCGATAGCCTTGTCCATGTTCGCCGGGTCAGACTTCTTGGCCTGCGAGGACTTTTCCGCCTGATCGTAGAGCCAGTTTGTCAAATCCTGCGAATACTGATTGTCCTTGATGTAGCTACCCTGAATGCCGAAGGACCAATCGCGGTTCTCCTCGCCGACGGGGAAAATGGCCTTTTGCGCTTTCCAGAAACCACCGAGCGTGTTCTGGAAGAAGTAATCGACCATGACGGGGCTGACGTCAAACGCCTGCCCGATCCAGTACGCGAGCTTGCTCGTGCGCTCGTTGTAGCGATCTCTCGGTTCGAGGTACTGCATTCCCGTACTTTCAATGGGCCTGCCGAGGAAGTCGCGGTTTGCTACCATGTAGCTGCCCACGCCGATCAAGCCGAGCGAGCCAATGGCCCCGGCGGCGTCAAGGTTCGCAAAGTCCGAAAGGATGCTCGGCAGGAAATTGTCCGTCGCGTATTCATAGAAGCCGTCAAAGGCGTGTTCGTTCCCGCCGACGGTACGCTCCAAAAGAGCCTCGAAGAGCGAGCTGGGAACCGCCAGCTCGCGCGGCTTCGGCAGGCAGAGGTATTTCCCGTCGCCAAGGGGATAGACCCAATAGCTGTTCTTCGTGTAGGTGGAAAGCTGCTGGTAGTCTTTCTTGTTCTCGTCGCTGCTGTTGTTGATGCCGTAGTTTACCGCGGCCAGCGCAGCGGAGGCGGCGAGGTACATGAGGAAGCGCCGTTTCGCCGTGCCCTTTCGCTTGCCCGCAGGCGCGTCCTCGGCAGTGATCCAGCGCGCGTGCTTGTCGAGGCCCTGCACGTTGGCATTGAAGAACGGGACGGCCTTGTTTACCTCCCGCGCGCGGATACCGCCGCGGCGGAAGTTGACGGTGATATCCATCGCCTCATAGAACGCCTCCTGCGGCGTCATACCGCGTTCGCGCATGAGCTTGTAGGTGGCATAACGCGGGCCAAGCTCGATAAGATCGCTGATATACGCGATCATATCCAGCGGGTTCAGGCTGATCTTCTTCTCGCCCGTAAGCTGCTGCCGCGCGCGTCTTGTGAGGTCGCGGTCTGCGGTATAGGCAGAGGTCTTGCCGCCGCCCATCGCGAGATATTCCAGATAGAGCGGGTCCGCTCCGCTGCCCTTGATCTTATTGACGTAGGCGCTGCCGATGGCTTTTACAAGGTGTGCGACGTTCTTATCCTTGGAATAGGTCAAAAGCGTCTGGAAGTCTCGCGGCATATTGGAGAAGATGTTCCACAGCAGGTTCATGCCGGTGATATTGCTCGTCATAAAGCGGCTGACGATGGCGTAGGCGTCAAGAATGCCGTTCATGGACTTGGGGGAAAGGCTTGTGATCGACGAGAGCAGCAGGGGATCGTTGATCTTCCAGAACTCCGGCTCGCCGCCGCGCATGACGGTAACAACATCGCCGTAGGCTTTTCCGCGGCTGAACTGTTCGAGGACATTGGAGATATTGCCGATGGTGTCCAGCATGAACATTTTGTCCTCTGCTGTCATGCCGCTCTGGTCGACGGTATCGCTCAATTCCTTTTTCAGATCGACCGCGCGGAACAGGTCTTTTTTCATCGGCGTCGGAACGGGTTCAAGAAGAGAGGCGTCCGCGCCGAGGCGGCGGGCTTCGTCCGTGATCTTCCGCATAACGTTGTTCCGTACACCCGCATTCACCATGAGAACAATATTGTTGATGATGTTATCGACGGGATGAACGATGTCAAGGCCGCTGCCGTGTGCCTTTTTGATGGGGTTCTTCTGGTTGGCGAAGCCGCGCTTTGCGCCGACGCCCCGGTTCTCCACGCTGACGGCACGATTGAACGGAACGTAGTATTTCCAGCGCTCGTCCCAATCCTTTGCCGTCTGCTCGCTGATAAGGCCGGTATCCACACCCCACACCTGCCGCAGATCGCGCTCAAACTGATAGAGCCGGTCGGCGGCCTCCTTGAATTTCGGGTACTGCTGTTCCAGCGCGGCGGCGCGGCGCTCCATAAATTCCGCGCTGTTCTTCCGGTCGTCGGCAAACACGCGCATTCCCTCTGCAAGACGCTCCGGTCCGTGCCGGACGATGAGGTATTCGCCGAACAGCCGGTACTCCTCCTTGTCGTTGAGGTTGATGCCGTGCAGGGCGGTTTTCAGGCCGCCGGAGACATACTTGCCGTCTGCGTCCGTGAGGTCGCCGACGATAATCTGCCCTGCCATTGCGTCGCTGTACGCGGCGTTCGTAGCGAGCTTGTAGGTGTCCGCGCCGGTCGCTCGGTCAAAGAGCTTGATGCCGTGGTTGCTGTCTACCCACGCCTGATAGAGCGCGTCGGCATTCGCCTTGATCTTCTCATCGTAGGTGCGTGCGTCGGGGCGGCCCTCCTCGCGCAGACGGACAGAGCTGGTCGCCGTGTCTGCGTCAAGGGCATAGTAGGCGTTTACCTCGTCCGCGAGCTGGTCGAGCTGCGCCATGTCTTTTGCCGGCAGCAGGTTCTTGATGTAGGCCGTAAAGGTCGGGTAGTCGATTGCCGCTACCTCGCGGTTTTGCAGGTATTTGCGGAAGTATTCGGCAATGCCCTCACTGATCCACTTTTTCTTGGGGTAGCTGTTCCGCGCCGCGTCGTCGAGGCCGCCCGTCAGCTCGTCCCGCATGACGGACGACAGGCTCCCGCGCAGGTCGTAGGTGTTGTCAAGGTGATGGCCGAGCTCGTGTGCAATGTTCGGCAGGTCGTTGACGAGCTTCGAGCGGATACCGTGGGTCGCGCGGTCGTACTGGCCGCGTTTGCCGCGGATGTGTCCGGCGGTGATATTCGTCCCGAAGTCGTGCCGTATCTGCTCCACGATCTCCGAAATGCTCTTGGCCTTTTCTTTGGCCTCGCCGCCCTTGATGCGCTCCGCGTCCCATTCGTCCTTTGGGTCGCGTACATTGTTCACCATGTTCGCGTCCACGTCGCCGGAGGGGGCAGGCTCCCGCACATCCACGACGGGGTTATCCTTTAGGATACCGCGCAAAACGGATAGGCCCGCTTCGCCGGTCGGGATAAACATGCGCCATTCGTAGTTGATGCGCTCCGAGAAAATACTCGGGTACTGCCTTTGGAGGAACCAGAGGTTTGTTCCGCTGATCTCCGTGCGCCACTCTCCGCTGACGCGACGGCGTGTGAGCTTCACGCGGTTATCGCGCAAGACGACCTCTTTACCCTTTGCGAGAATAAGGTCGCTCACCTGTTCCGGCGTGTAGGTCTGCATGGTGCGGTTCGCGCCGAAGCTGCGCAGAACGCCGTCGATTTGGTCGGGGCGAATGACGCGGCCAAGATACTGCCCGCCGTCGCTCGTGACAACGCGCATAACGCGCGTGTTGTTCGCGGGCAGCCGGTTCCAGATAGGGAGCAGCGTGCCGGTGAGCAGGTGGAGCGTGCTTTCGTTGTACTCCGGCGCTTTCGCCGTCTCCTCTTTCCACGCCTGCGCCCATTCGCTCTTGTTAATCTTTGTGGTTTTCTCGTTCAGAGTGCTTTCCACATAGACGCTCCGCACGCCGCGCACGGGGCTTTCCAGCGAAAAGCGGCGCTGTATCTCACCTTTTTCGTTGGTCTTGCTGGAAATTTCGTAGACGGCGCGGACGCCTCCATCTTCCAGCCGCACGAGGCCCTTGAAGTCTCTCAGCTTGGTATCCAGTGCAGAAAACGGGATAAGCTCTGGCTTGCGGTAGACCTTCATTTGGACATAGCGCGTATCTGCACCGCTCGGGTCCTTGCGGATCACGGTCTCATCCAGAACTTCCACCTTGTCCGCGCGGTAGTTTTCAAGGCCCATATCGACCGTACCATTGGCAATGGCGGCGTCCATCATGCGCTCAAAGGTGTCGTAGAACTGCTGGAATGTTGCGTTCTGCTCGTCCACTTCAAGGGACAGAATACGGTTGAGGAATTTGCTGATGTCGCGCAGGTCGGGGCTTCCCTCGTTGATGCGGCCCCATTCGTCAAAGAGCTTGTCGTAAAGGCCGAGCTTTTTCAGCACTTCCTTGTCGGCGCTCTTATAGAACGTAGCAAGCGCGTCCATAGCGATGGGATTTTCAAGGTTGTCCTTTTCCCCGAATACGCCGCCGCTCGCCTGACGCTGGCCTTTTGTCAACGCGCCGAGCTGGTCGAGGCGGCGGGCAATGGTCGAAGTGAAACGCTTCTGCCCCATGACGTTTGTCGTCACAAGACGGAAGATGGGGGCGCTCGCCTGATTGCTGCGGTGCGTTCTGCCGAAGCCCTGCACCGCCTTGCTCGCGCTCCACCCGGGTTGCAGGAGGTAATGCACGCGCTGCTGCTGGTTCTTTGCGCGCAGGTCAGCGTGGTAGCTGCGCCCTGTGCCGCCCGCATCGGAGAAAACCAGAATGCGCTTTTTCCCGTCTTGGAACATATTCGCGTCGGCAATGCCGGAGGCTGCGCCTCGGCTCTCCACCACACGCTTCATGTTTCCGTTCTCGTCGGGCTTCTCCACCACGCGGCGCGTCCTGCCCGTGACCTCGGCAACATTGTCCGCGCCGAATGCGTCAAGCAGCATTTCCAGCGGGCCGTCCGGCACTTTCATCTGTTGCAGCTCGGCAATCAGGTTGTCACGCATCTGCACGGCCTTCTTGTCCAGCACGGGCTTGCCGTCCTTGTCCAGCACGGGGCGGGAGCGCTCCTTGCCGTCCTCGTCGGTGTACTCCTCGTACAGCTCGACGGGGAAAGACTTTTCAAGCATCTGGATAAGCGTGTCGGAGGGGGTGAGGTCCAGATCGTCCAGCGAGCCGCCTGCCGCCTCGTTTTTGGCGAGGGCGCGGTCTGCCTGCGCCGCGTTTGTATTCGTGAGCTGGAGAACGCAGCTCCGGCCCGCGGCCAGCTCACGGCGCATATCCTCGATCACAGACGGCATAGCCATCGACGTAATGATCTGGTTATAAAAGCGCTGCTGCGTGGAGTAGAACGCGCCGACCGCGCGGCCTCTCGCCATGCCGTCCTTGCTCTGGCCGGTGACCTCCAACGCCTTGTTCATGTTTTGCAGCACCTTTTGCCACGCGCGGCTCATGGTGTTGTAAATCTCCGTCTGCATCGGCGTAAGGTCGTGCTGTAAGGTGTCGTACTTCACGTCGTCATAGCTGATGCTGCGGGCCATATAGACGCCCATCGCCTTCATATCGCGGGCGACAAGCTCCATTGCAGCCAAGCCGCCGTCGCTGATCTTCGATATAAAATCGTTGACGTCGTTGAATGCCGTCCCCTTGCCCCACAGCCCGAGCCGATCAAGGTAACCGTACTGCGTGATGTCCGTCGCGCCGGTCGCGCTGGCGTACACAATGCGGGCATTGGGGAACGCCTTTTGCAGATCCACGCCAGCAATAGCCTTTGCCGCGGGCTTCGTTTTGCCACGCTTGCCCTTGACACTGATAAAGCCGCCCATATTGTGCGCTTCGTCGAACGCGATCACGCCGTCGAAGTCTCCGCCGAGCCACGCTTTCAGGTCGTCAATGCGGCTTTTCCCGCCCTTTGCCATCTTCAAGGTGTCATAGGTGGTGAACATGACGCCCTGCTTATCGGCGATGGGCTGGCCGAGCTTATATTTGCTGAAATCGAGGATAGCGTCCTTATTTCCGCCGAGATCGGACCAATCGCGGCGGGCGTCATTCACGAGGCCCGTTTTTTCCGATACCCACACGGCCTTTGTGCGGCCTTGCAGATAGTTGTCCATGATGATACCGGCGAGCTGTCGGCCCTTGCCGACGCCTGTACCGTCGCCGATGAAGTAGCCCCTGCGCCTGCCGTCCGGAAGCGTCTGACTGTGCGCCTGTCCAGCGTACACGACGTTTTCAAGCTGCGCATCGGAGAGAATGCCCTCCTTGGCGATCCGCGCGGGAAGCGCGGGCGTATAGGTCGGGTCCGGCGGAAGCACCGCGCCCATTGCCGCGCTCTCCACGAGCTTTGCGGGGTGCTTCTTCGCGCCCTTGATGTGTACCTTGCTGGGGGAGTAGGTGGAATAAACGCTGTCGGGATTTTCCGCCAGCTCCTTTACCGCTCCGCGTCGGTCGGGTACTCGTTCGGGTCGAGCGCTCCCGTTTCGTTCGAGTTGGATAGAATCAGGTCGATCAGCGCTTCCGCTCTCTCCAACTGCTCTGGCCAGCTCTTGGCCTCCTGCGTTTTGCTCCACGCCGCCTTGATCTCCGCGAGACTGTAATCCGCGGCGTGGCCCAGCGTCGAGAGCAGCTGCTCCGGCTGCATTCCCACGATCATTGCCTCCGCTTCGCGCAGGCGTTGTTCCAGAACGTTTTGATCCCAGTTTTCCGCGAGCGCTGCCGTCGGCGTCTCCGTTTCCAGAAACAGCGGTATGAACTCCAGCAGGGTGTTCTTCAACTCTTGTCCTGTCATTTCTGATGCCCTCCATAAGGTCAGGGATTTTGGAAAGGTCCTTATATGTGCCGGTGATCGTCGGCGTCCGGTTCGGCCCCGTCTTGTCGATCACGACAAGCTGCACGTCAAAGGTCGTCCCGTACTTCTTGTAATTCTCTCCGTCAATGCGGATATTGGCGCGGACGCTGTACTCGCGGCGCAGGTCGTCCCACCACGCGCGGAACGCGGGTGCATCGTTTTCCATGCCGTTGCCGAGGATCGCCACCAGTCGCCCGCCCTCTTCGAGACGGTCAAGCGCCTGTTCAATATGCCGCTTTGCATTGGCGGTCTTGTTGGTTGCCGTTCTGCCTGCCGTAGCGGAGAAAGGCGGGTTCATAAGGACGACGCTCGGCTTGATCTCGTCCGGCAATAGGTTGTTGATCTGCTCCGCGTTGAGGTTATAGGTGCCGTCAAGCCCGAGCTGATTTAGGAATGCGAGACGGCGCGGCGAAAGCTCGTTGCCGTACACGGTCGCGCCCCACGCTTTCGGCCAGAGGGCAAGACCGCCGATGCCCGCGCTCGGCTCAAGCACGATGTCCTTTGCGCCCACATTTGCCGTCCACGCGGCAAGGTAGGCGATGTTCGGCGGCGTGGAAAACTGCTGAAAGCTCTCCATTTCTGCCGTGCGCTTCGTCTGCGTCGGGAGCTTCCATAAAAGCGTTTGCAGCTTCGCAAGCGTTTCCTTTGCGTTCGCTGCGTTGCCGTTGCCCTGCCGCACAAGATCGGAGCGCATGAGATATTGGTTGACCGCCAATTCCATTCCGTCGTAGGCGTCCTTGACGGTATAGGCTCCCTGCGCCATCGTACCGCCATACGCCTTGTCTGCGATCTCAAAGAGGCGGGCGCTGCTGAACGCGATGCCGCGCTCAATGCTGCGCCGCACATCATCGGCGATTTGCTGCTGCGGGTTCTCCGCACGCGCGGGTTTTGCCTTACCATTTTCCCCGCTCGGAGAAATTGGCTTGTCGCTGCGATTCTTAAACTGCTTGTGGATATTATCCAGCTCTTCAATATAGCGGTCGAAATCGCGGAACGCCTGATGCAAAGGGCCATCAAGGCCGTCCATCTTGCCGGAGGCGTAATGTCCGTAAATGGTGGCGTTCAACTCATCAAAAAACGTAACGCGATCTGCTTCGCTGGTTGGCAGGCCGTTAAATCCACGGTGCTGCCCGATGTGCTCCACAAGGGTTTCACCGGCCAGCGTCTTTTCATCAAAGTATTTCGCTTCGTTGTGAATAAAGGCGAGGTAGGGCTTATATCCAACCTGCTTCATAACGTGGGTCGTTTCGTGCGGGGCGATCATACCGCGCTTTTCTTCGGGGATCGTTTCTCGCATATAGACCTTGCCACCGCGGGTAAACGCCGGGGATTTGCGATCCCACTTGCCGTCCGGAATGACAAGCGATTCAATCCCACACTCCGAGAGAGCCCGGGATTCTGATTCCGCGACGCTTCCGCGCGCGGGGCCAACGCTGTCATTTACTCTGTATCGTCCTCGAAGATGGCCAGCTTCTCCCATGCTTTTTTCAGAAGCTCGCGGTAGCGTTCCATTTCCTGCGGCGTCAGGTTTTTCTCCCCCTTCGCGCAAAGAGCGTCCAGCTCCATCTGCTCGGTTCTGTTCATAGGCGTCCTCCTTAATAAAACCGCTGTTGCGGGCAACGGCTACGAGGTCGGCCACCGCCTCCTCGTAGGTCTTGAAATTCTGCGATACATAGCGCGCGGCGCGAGCGTCGGTCGCGTATGCGTCCGTCCCGCTGATCTCTCGGATAGAACCGACGTAGACAGGAAACCGCCCGCCTTTCCTTTCCACCGAGTAGCGGAACGCGCCGTCCTCGGTCACGGTATTCTTTTTCAGCCGCTCAGCGAGATCGGAGACCGTCAGCGTCGGTGCCGCCTTGGCACTTTCCATTGTACCGCTTTGCGCGGCCTCGGGCAAGGGGCTTTTTACCGCTTGCGTGCTCGTGGCGTCGGCCTGCCCCGCGATATATGCGGAATGAGCCTGTGTACCGTCAATGCCGGACGGCAGATTGTTGATAAGCTCTGCTCGGCTCGTGCCGTTCTTTCCGGCGTTATACGCCTTTGTCATACCGCGGATATACGCTTCGGCATCCTGCCCGTCGCGGTACTGCTCCGAAAGAACGCTCGCTCCCGCTTTGCCCATCGTTTTGGCAAAGCGCTCTATGTCCGCTCTGCCCTTGCTCTGAACGATGCCGCCGCCGAATGCGCTTTCCAGCGCTCCGCTGCGTACAGCGTCGTCAACCGCCTTTTCGTTTAGAATCTTCCCTCCGTCAAAGGCTGCCTTAACGTCTGCGGGCGCGTTGGTGTTCAGCTCCTGCACCTCGCTCTGCTGCGTTCTCGGTTCCCGTGGTGTCGTTTCACCTGTCGGTGCTTCCGTGCGCTCCTGCGAGCTTGCAAGGCGCGTTTCAGGAGCGTTCTGCGCCTGCGGTGCGGAAGTGGGTGCAGACGGTGCCGTTTTAGGCGCCGCACTGGTTACGGCGGCGCGCCCGGCTACGGTAGGAGCGGTAGGCGACGGAGCAGCAGGGGGGACCGGCGCAGTCGGCTGAACGGGGGATTCCGGCACGACCGGCGCGCTCGGAGGAGCACTTGGCGCGGTCGGGACAATGCCGCCTACGCCGGAAATACCGCCAGAGCTGATGTTGGTGTACTGCATCATGTCGCCGTAAATACTCAAAAGGAACTCGCGTATGGCGTTCACGTCCTTTTGCGCGCCCACGACCTGAAGCTCATCGAGCGCATAGCGCATCTTGTCAGCGGCGTCCATGACGGAATTTGCCGCCTGCGCTTTCTGCTGGGCCGTCATGCGTGGGTCGTCGATGGTTCGCTTGGCGTAGTTGTACCGCTCCCGCACATTCTCATTGAGCGCTTTCATGTATCGTTTATTGCCGACGCTCACGCGGGCGGTATCAATAGCGCGGGTGATTGCGCCGAACGCAAAGGCGGTCAGTCCGGTTTTCCCGATGGCGTTCCAGTCCGGCGTATAATCCTCGTCCGTCATGGCCTTGGATAGCTCGGTCAAGCCGGTCTCGCCTGCGGCATAGCCGAGAGCGGACGCGCCGCCGAGGGCGATGTTGGGCAAGACATAGTTCTGCTTGCCGAGCTGCCGGAGCAGCTTCAAGCCGCTGGCGTTGACCGCGCCGGAGAGCGCCGAGCCTGCGGCGACGCCGCCCGCGGAAAGCGCCATGCGAAGCGCGGCCTTTTGGCTGTCGTAGTCGTCGCCCGCCTGATAGCGGTACTCCGCGGCATTCGCGCCGCCGGAGGAAAAGGCGCGGCCAATGGTGCCGACACCCGGGGCGAGGAGGTCTGCGGCGACCTGCGTGCCGAGCTGCGTCACGGTCGGCACAGCGCCGAGGGCGGAGCGTTCAATGCCCTCTGTTCCGTCAAGGCTTTCCTTGCCGTACTTCTCCGCAAGGGAATAGCTCTTATCCGCGGTCTCATAAAGCCCGCTGGCCGTCTGCTTTCCGCTCTCAACGGCCTTTGCGTAGATCTCGCGCTGGGACTTGGCAACGGCGAGAGCGTCTGTAGCCTCCGATTTCTGACGCGCACTCAAAGACGGGTCGCGCAGGTTGTTTTCCAGCGCCGCTATCTGCTGATCGAGCGCGGATACCTGCTCGCGGTAGATGCCAGACATTTCCGTGCCGCCGCGACGGTCAGCCTGAACGCCGCCCGCATTTGCGAGGTTTGCGCCCTCGGACAAAAGGCCGCTCTTAATGCCGGAGAGCAGACGGGAGCCGAAGCTCCTTTTCGTCGCGGGCTGCGTTGTCTCCGCGGCGGGAGCCGCCCCCTGTTCGGGGGTGGCTTCCCTTACGGGCCTGTTTTTTGCTTCCTCGGCACGGACTTCAAAGAAAGACTTGTCCAGCTTCTTCGTGCCGCTGCCCGCGTTGGTGTCAGACGCAGCCTGCGGTCTTGTTGTCTGCGGCTTTGCCGCCTGTGCCTCAAAATAGGAACGGTCGAGTTTTTTAGCCATTGTCAGCCTCCATTATATCCGAGTAGCTGGTTCAACTCATTGCGCTGCTTTTCGCTCATATCGTCGAAATACTTGTCGTAGAGATCAAAGGCAGCGCTCCCATTGCCCTGATTGACAAGCTGTGTGATCGAACGCCGGAGATCGCCGAACGTGGGGCGTCCGTTCTTTCCGAGATTGCTTTCGTCGAGCCCGCCGCCGTTGGCCTCCCATTCCTGATAGTCGGCGTAGAGGCCGCTGGACGAAGTGAATCCGTACTTGGTGTAGTTGCCTTTCTGGGCAAGCCAACTCTTGGGGTTTCCGCTCGCCTGCGCCGCGCGGAACAGTCCCTCATAATCGTAGACGGCGTCCTTGCTGCCAGTCGAGCCGCTGCTGCCAGTCGAGCCGCTGCCGGAGGTCTTATTCTTCGACGCATTGCTGAGCTTGTACGCCCACTCCGCGTTGTAACGGCTGTCCTCGATGTTGTCCCTCTGCTGCTGATAGCCGAAGTTACGCGCATCGCTGAACACGCCGTAGTTAAAGCTGCGGTCGGTGTTGTACTGCGCGAGGAGGTCTTGGAACTTGGCGTAGTCGCCCTGCTCGAGCGCACGCAGCATCTCGACATTCGCCCGCTGGCTGTCCTCGTCGTCCTTATACATGGAGTAGGCGAGCTTGTGCAGCTCCGGCACAATGTCGTTGAGGCCCTGCATATAGTCGTTGTAGCTCTGCTGTGCGACGCTGCCCGCGTAGGAGCTGGAGAGGCCGCCCGTCCGCGCCGCTTGTGCGCCGAGCGTGTCGCGCATCGCCTTGTCACCGTTGCGCTGGTACCTGTCCTGATAGAACTGGTACAGCGGGTCGTTCTCTGCGTCATAGCTGAACGGGTCGCGGTTGAGGATCTGATCGACAAGCTCGTTGAGCTTTTCATCGTAACGGCTCGTGTAGCTCGGTGCACCGCCGAAAGCGAACTGTAAAAGCTGCTGCTTCTGCCCTGCATCGCCGCTCCAATAACCGGTCCCGGGATCGAAGCCCACCGTCCCGTTGTCGCCGTTGAGCATTCTTGCAAGGGCCTCATTTGCCGCGTGCAGACGTTCGCGCTCCGTGTCGTCCGCCGACCACCATGCCTTGGAGTTACTGTTCATGATGTCGCGGATCGCGTCCTGATCGGCGTCCCATACGCCAACGCCGTTTGCGCTCCCTTGGAATCCGTTCGGCATGGTGCGCGAACCGCCACCAGAGGAGCCGCCGGAAGAGCTTCCACCGTATTTCTGGTTATAGGTCTTGCCGCTGCCGTCGGCGAGCGTCGGCTCCTTGCCGCCGTAAACGGCATCAATTTTGTTCTGCCGTTCCTGTGTGAGCCGTGCCCGCTCGCTCGAGGACAGGTCGGTGCGCATCAGTTCTTTGGAATAGTCCTTGTCCTTGTTGTAATAGCCTGCCATTTTCTTTTTCCCTCCTGTTAGGCCGTCGGTGTCGTCTGCTTCTGTTCAAGTGCGCTCACGCGCTGCTCAAGGGATTGCAGACTTGCGTTGATCGTGGATATCTGCTCCTGCACGTTGTTTATCTGCCCCTGCATCGTTGCGACAGAGCCGCTTAGAGTGTTTACGCTCCCGCTTAGAGCAGTCACGTCGCCGTTGAGGCTTGCGATCTGTGAAGCGAGGCCCTGCACGGTGTTGGCAATCTCGACGATCTTGCTGTAAAGCTCTGCGCTGGAAACGCCCGCTTCGCTGACCGTTCGCAGCGTGTTTTTGTTGGCAAATTCGATGCGCTCCTGCATATAGCGGATGTAGCTTTCGATGGTCGAAAGCGCCGCGCCCGGATCGTTCGGGTCGATGCGGTCCATGCTTTCGGGGAATACCGCCATTATTTATCACTCCCTAAACTGAATTCGCGCGACAGGCCGAGCAGGCAGCACGGCCCTACGCCGGAAACGCGCAGGCCGAATTTGTCGCATCGCGCGATCTGCACCGGCATGGTGAATACGTCGTCGCAGGGGCCTCCCGCAATCTTGCCGACCTCGCACCACACGCCGCTGTCAAAGCGGGCCTCTACACGCAGCCACGCTCCGGCGGGCACGGTGACGCGCAGGAACAGCTTACGGATGCGCTTGCGGTAGTTGATCGTGGCGTAGAACGGAACAAATTCCATCAGCCATTCGATACTCGCGTCCTCTTCGCCGGTGTCGGCGAGGTAGACGCTGCCCGAGCTGTCGAGGAAATACATATCCTTGCCGATGCGGGCGAAATCGACCGCGGCTGTCGGGTCCTCTTCCAGCCATATACCGTCCTGAATGTCATAGGCAAGCAGGCGGCTCCGCGCCCCCTCCTTGACGGAGAGGAAGTACCGCACACCATCTGTTCCGCCCACGGCGTCCGTGAATTCGTGGTCGCCGAATTGCCGGGAGACCAGAGCGGGAATGCCGCCGGAGTAGGCGTAGATGCCGTGCAGGCCCTTATAGAAGAGCGTTTCGTTGACCACCTGCATGCTCTTGTGGCAGCCTGCCTGCAAGCCCTCTACGTTGTAGGTGTAGAGTGCGTATTCCGCCGGATAACTGCCAAGCATCTTGTGCAGCACATTCTCTTTCCAGAACAGAACGCTTGTAGAGAGCTTGGCGCAGCCGGTGAAATTTCCCTCGCTGCCGACGGCCACAGCGTAGCTGTCTGTGCTGATGCCCTCGTAGGTAAAGAAGTTGGTCGGGTCGCCCAGCGCGCTGGCGTAGATGGTCTTGTCCGCGTTGCAGCAGCCCCACAGGCGGTTTTCGCTCTCGCAGATAAAGTCGAGATCGGGGACAGAGCGTGAAAGCGTGATCGTCGCCGTTTCCGTCGCTGCCGTGAAGCAGTTGCTTGTCACGGTGATCTTACCGGCCTCCACCGCCTTGATGTAGGCGTTTTTGTTGTTGCCGGTCTGCACGGTGCAGCCGGAAACGCTGATCGTGTCGCCGACCTTGAATTGCGTCGTCAGGTCGCTCCATCCGGTCACGGTGATGCTGTCGGCCTCAAACTTCGCGCCCGCGCCGCTCGCCTCCGCCGTCAGGCTTTGCACGGTGAGCGTCTTAATGTCGAGGTATTTTTTGTCCGGCCAAATGACGAGCTTGGTATTGACGACCGCGAATTGCTTCGCGCCCTCCGCTACCTGCCCAACCACCGCGCCGTCATACAGCAGGTTCGTCCCCTGCACCACAACGAGCTTTTCCCACGCTGTGATGGCGGTCGCGTTGGCATACGGCGTGAGCTTGCTGCGCGCTCTGCGCGTGGAGAAGTAGGGATAGCGGCGGCACGAGATGTTGCGCGTCTCACAAAGGTCCCCGTCCTGCGTGTTGTCCGAGAGGTTCAGTCCGCGGATGGCAACGACCTCGCTCTGGTACTTCCGGATATTGTTAGGGAGATCGGGGTAGCTCATATTACACCTTCCAATTCCCGCGGTGCGGCGGTCGATTGTGCCGCCTCCACCACGCCTTTGCCTCGCTCACCTTGCTGTTGGCAACGACCTTATCGTTGGCGTACAGGTCCGTTTCCGCGTTCATCAGGTCAATGCCCGCGCACAGATGCCATACATAGCTGTTGTCGTGCGGTGCAGGCATCAAGAGCGTCTGATCCTCCGGCCACAGGTTTTCCGGCAGCGTCACGCCCATCAACTCCGCGTATTCGCTCTCCAGCTCGCGCAGGATGTTGGACTTTGCTTCCGCTTCAATGCAGTTTGGGCGCAGTGCGTCTGCCTGCTTGATCGCTTCTCTTGCAGTCATACAGTTTCCTTTCCGGCAGCAAAAAGCCGCCTTGTCGTTCTTGACAAAGCGGCTTATGAATGATATATTGGCAATAGAAAAAGGGCGCTGCCGCAAGACGGTCAGCCCGTAAAACTCGCTAAACTATGTTAGCCGTTCGGGGCCAGCCGAGCGGCTAACACGCTTTTGGGGATATGTAGATCATAACCGCAAGGATTATGATGAAGCACACCGCGAAGCGAAAGGCTCTCGCCCATCGCCCGTTTCCCATTGGCATCACCTCCTTTTGCAAGGAAGTGGCTAACCGCCTTTTTGTGCAACAGCGCCCGCCCCTCTCGGGGCACGTTCAATATATCATAAGCGCCGCGCTTTGTCAATTTGCCGCCTTCGGGCGGCTATTTTAGTATTTTCTCCGCAGCCAGCGCCCTGCGCTCTTGAGGTTTCTTGCCAGCTTTCGGAATATTGCCATAAGCCAGAGCTGCGCGCTCTGCCCGTTTGCGGAAAGCCGCTCCAGCTCTCGCAGCATTTGCCCCCTGTGCCGCTTTGCACGGATGATCGTCAGCGGCGGCATCGGCGCTTTATCCGGCTCGCACGGCTTGCGCGGGCTGCTTTGCCCTTTGCGCGGCGGCGCCGGTCTGCGTTCCCGCGGCACAACGGCATCCTGCTCCTGCAATTCCCGGTAAATGCTATAAGCCAGCTCGTCGAGGCCGTCCATGCCGCGCAGCGTCGTCGGCTGAAAGCCGGTCATCGCTCCGATGTTGCGCAGCGCTCTACGGATTGTGCGCAGCACCGTCGCCTTATCCACACCGATGAGCGAAGCGACCTCCCGCAGCGACAGCCACTCACCGTAGTATAGATACAGATAAGCAGCCTGCCGCGGCGTTATCGCCGAAAGAAGGAGATTTGCCGTTTCGCGGTCGGCGAGGTCAAGCTCTGTCTGTCCGCTTAAAGCCGCCTGCGCCATTGTCAGCTCGACCTCCTCCCGCACGGCTTTCTTTGCGCGGGAGAGAGTACGGGAAACCGTGCTCTTCCCGATGCCGAGCCGTTCGGCGATCTCCGTCACGGATGCGCCGTCGCGGTTCAGCTCAAGGACCTTGCGCTGCCGTTCTGTCAATGCTTCAAGCCCCCGCTGTGCCGCCGAAAGCATCTGCTTTCTTCCAGCCTCGATCTCATCATCAAGCGAATTGTCCGCCTGCTCCCAAGAGAGAAATTGCGCGCGGTCTCCGAGGGACATTTCGCCGCCGTTCTCTGCCTGCGCGGCCATCGACACGGTTCTCGCTCGCGGCGCTTTGGCTCTGCGCGGGGCAATGGCGTGAAGCATCGCTTGGACATTCGCCAATTCCTCGCGCAGCATTTCGATCTCCAGCTCGTCCGCACCGTTATCGCGTGCTTCAGCGATCTGCGCAAGCAGCTCACTGTGCCGCTGGCGGAGAGCGTCGATTTTCTCGCTCATCGTCGTCTCCTCAATTCGTTAATGGCTGATGCGTTCAGCCCTCCCAGTCTGCCCAGCCGTCCATGTAGACCTTGATCACACCGTCCACGCGGTAGAAGGCGTTGTTGATGAGCGGCACGCCCTCCGTGTATTCGATGGGATTGTCGGCGCTCGTGCCGACCGGATTTGCCTGCTCGACGTAATCCTTTCGGACGTCCACGTCGTTGACGGTGAAGATCCTCCAGTCAAAGCCGAGCTTGTCGCTCTGCTCCGTGCGCTGCGTGATGCCGCCGGCGGCCCGCACGAGCTTTCCGTCCGTGATCGCGCCCTTAATGGCGTTGAGCTTTTCAGTTTGCATCATAGGTGGCCTCCAGTTCCGCCAGCTGCGCGTTGGCAGCGGCAAGGTTTTCTTCGCTCTCGGTGAGCTGTGTATTCTTCTCGGCGACAGTGGCAGTCAGGCTCTCGATCTGCGCCTGATACGGCGTGACATCGCCCCAATACTGCTTGTCTGCTTTGATGATCACCTTGATGCTCTGCGTGTTCATGTCGTACTGGATCGCCTTCACCGTGAAGGCGTAGCCCTCCGGCAGCGGACAGGCGGGGCAATCCGTGCGAATCTGCTCGACCGTGACATTCTTCCAGTCGATGGCCTCGACCGATTCGAGCGTATTTTCCGAATAGCACCGCTCGAATGTGACGTGGTACTCGCTCGATAATGCAAAGACGTTGCCGACGCGATGACCATTGATCTTGTACTTGACGCCGTAATAGCTGTTTCCTGTTTTCATGCTCCTGCCTCCTGTGCAAAGTTATCGCTTTCCGCGCTTGTGCTTCGGCTCCCATATCCCGACACCGAAGCGGGGATAATCATAATATCGGGTCAGGACCGCTGCGGCCTCCCGCAGGTCTCGCCGCATCGCGCCCAGATGCCCGGTATCTATGCCGGCTTCCCGGCATTCGCGAATTTTAATGCTGATCTGCGCTGCCGTGCGCCGATACTCCACAGCAAGGTCCTCGAGACCGGCCTCGCCCTGCTCGATCACACCGGCGCGCCGCAGGGTCTCCGTAAGGCGTTCTCCGCGCTCGGCGTGTACGACTGGCTTGTACGGCAGCTTATAGCGCACATCGTTCTCCGCGAAAATGATCTTTGATGGCCGCGGAATGTTCCGTCGGTCGAAGGTCGTGATGCAAATGACGCCGCGCTCACAGTCGATCTTCACCTGTGCGTCCGGCCCGCCGTCCCGAAAGCGGACGGTCAGCTCCGCCTCTCTGTATGCTCGCATCCTCTCACCCCGCAAAAACGATCTTACCGGCAAACTTTGTGTCGCTCATGAGCTTAAAGGACCCCGTCGCCGCCGTGTACTCCACGTCCAGCTCAAGCACGGCCCATGTGTTTTTCGCGTACTTGCCGTCACTGCAAAGGGAGTAGGCGTCAAAGGTGAAGTCTGCGCTGCCCCTCTTGTGCGAGGTCTTCGGAATCGTGAGCGTGAACGGTTCGTCGTCGCCCGTCCAGTCATTTGCCGTAAAGGTGACCGTTACACTGCTATTTGCAGCCACGGCCACGGCGTTCCCGCCGGCATCGAATCCGACGAACTGGCCCGCGGTGCCGGTGAGTTTGTCCTGCTTGCCGTCCCACGCCGTTCGCTCCGCCGCCGTGATGTGCTTGGTGGTGTTTTGGTCGTGCGCGTTGAGGCTCTTCTGCACCGTCGCCGCGTCCTTTGCGGCATTGGCAGCGGCGGTTCGGATGTCCGCGTGCGCGTCGGTGCTCTCGTTATGAGCTGTGACTTTACTGTTCGCCGTTCCTGCTGGATCGGCGCCCGCCTGCGCCGCGGTGACGCCGTGCGGATTGTCCTTTTTGCCCGTGTGCCCTTTCAGCTCGGCGCTCGCGGCCTTTTTTGCCGCCTCTTCCGCGGCAGCCGCAGAGCCGGAGGGGTCAGCGCCCACCATTTCCGGCGTATAATCGCCGTTCTGCGGAACAACGGCTCCGCCTCGGCCCTTGAAGCTCGTTACACCGCCGCCCGCCGCCGCCTGTGCGCTCTCGCACCAGTATTTGGCGTTGTTTGCGTCCTCGCCCTCGCGGGTGCCGGTGCCGCCCACCGCCCAGCTCTCTGCGGCCTTTTTCGCGCCGACAGCCTCGGCGGCGCTCTGCGCGGCGGCGGAGGCGCTGTTCGATGCGCCTTGCGCGGATGCAGCGGCGGCGTCCTTGGAATCTTTTGCCGCGTTTTTGCTTGCGGCAGCGGCAGATTGGCTCTCGGCAGCGGCGGTAGCCGCATTGGCGGCTCCGGTTTTCGCGGCCTGCGCGTCGCTTTTGCTTGCAGCGGCATCGGCAGCGCTCTGCGCTGCATTATCCCGCGCCGCCTCCGCTTTGCTTTGTGCGGCTTCCGCTTTTCCCTGCGCGGTCTCGGCGGCGGTCTTGCTTGCCGCAGTCGCTTTTTCGCTGTCCGCGCCCGCCGAGGCGCTCTTCTGCGCGGCCTCCTCGCTTGCTTTGGCATTGGCCTCAGAGGCAGCGGCTTTTTCTTTGCTTTCTGCGGCAGCGTCGGCGCTGTCTGCCGCGGAAGCGGCACTCTGTGCGGCGCTCTGCGCGGCATTTTCGGCATCGGTCGCGCTTCCCGCTGCGCTGCTTGCGCTTGCAAGGGCGTTTCCGGCGCTTGCGGCGGCATCGGCAGCAGATTTCCCCGCCTCGGTCTCGCTGCTCTTGGCGGCAGTCTCAGAGGCTTTTGCGTTGGCTTCGCTTTTGGCGGCAGCCGCCTTGCTGGCGGCAGCATCCTTTGCACTCTCGGCGGCAGCGGTCTCGGAGGCTTTGGCAGCCGTCTCGCTTTTTGCCGCAGCCTGCTCGCTGGCAGCCGCGGCCTTTTTGCTCGCCTCGGCGGCGTCGGCGCTGTCCTTTGCCTCGGAAACCGTGTTCTTGATGTCGTCGATTTCCGCTTGCAGCTGCTCCGCCTGCGTTGGCGTAATGGGGGTTTCATTCAGATATCTTTTGTTTGGAAGAACGGGAAAACGAGCCTCTTTCGTCGTTACGCGTACCGTTTCCTTTGCGTTTTCTCCGCTTCCCTCCACAACTGTCCCCTCCACCGTGAGAAAGCAGTCTCCGGCAGCAGTCTTTGCCGCCTGCGGGACCGGAACATAGTAAACATCCGTCTGTCCCTCTGCGAGCAAATTTGTTGTCAGCAAAATAGTTGCTGGGTTTTTGTACATTGCGTCGTAGAAAATCGCCTTTTTCGTCGTGCCGTGCCACACGGGAGAGGCCCGGAAGTCCAGTTCAAGCAGAACTTCGTCGTGCGAGCCTGCCGCGCCGATCACGACGCCCTCCCCGAGAATGTACTCATTCTTCACGGAGAGCTTGATAATTCTCTGTTCCATACTGTTCTCCTTGTGAGAACACGGCGCAGCAGAAGAGGAGGTTTCCCGTCTGCTACGCCGTGTCGTAACTGCTTTGTGTTTTCGCGGTCTATTCAGTTTCGTGCAGCGGGAGGGTCACAGCTTCACGCCGTTGGCGCGCGCGGCGTCGTCAAACGCCTCGTGCATCTCCTGAATCATGTTGGCGGTGTTGGCATCCTGCCGCATCTGGTTCTGAATGGCCCACAGGAATTTTCGTTTGATGCGCACGCGCACGCCGCGCTTGATCTGGCAGCTCTCGCCGTTGACGCATACGAGAACATCGTCCTTGTAGCGCCCGTTGTCCTTGAAAAGCTCCACATAGACGTATTCCTCACCCTCGTCGTGCTTCGGCGCGGCAGGGGTGGGAACGGGAGCGGCCTCCTTGGCGGCGGCTTCGGCATCCTTGCGGATTTCCGCGGCTTCCTCCTCGGCCTGCTGGCGAATGTCGTTCGCCTCAGTCAGCGCGGCGGCGCGGATGGCTTCCGCTTCGGCCTGCGCCTTTGCGACGATCTCTTCCGCCGTCATGGCCTCGGGCGCGGGCGCTGTGGTCTTGGTTTCCTTGCTCATGGGTTGGTCCTCCTTTTCGGATCGTTATTAGGAGGGGCGGTATCGCCCCTCCTCTGCTCAGTTGATGGGCGCGTCGTTGAACGTGGAAGCGGTCTCCACGCGGATCATGTACGCCTCGACAAGGCGCTCGGCCACCTTGGTGGCTTTCCAGCCCACCGTGCCGCGCTGGTTGAGCGGGTCGGCGCTGCCGGCAGAGCCGAGAGGCTTGACGATGTGCTGCAAGCCGCCGCCGGTCAGCTCGGTCGTACCGTAGGCGTCCGCGCCGAGAATGATGGTGGAGTACACGTCGCGGCCCTTGGCGCCGGCTTCGCCCGGGTAGACCTTGTTGGACGCAGCGGGAGCGGTGGAGGGCGCTTCCTTGAGCGTGATGGTCGCGGAGCCTGCGGCAGCAGCGCTCGCACTCTCGATCTCGCAGAGCTGGCCCTCGATAATGACCAGACGGCCCGCAAGGGCTGCGGCCTCGTCGGCGCTGATCGCCTCGTTGACGGTCACGACCTTGGCGGAATAGCTCTTCACGGTCAGCTCGCGCGCCGCGGCGGTCAGATTCTCGGCGTGGAAAATCTTCGCTTCCGTGGTCTCCACAAAGCGGACGCCCGCGATCTTGCCGATCTCGTCGTCATAGATGTTCGCGGTGTCCTTGTACTCGTGCGGGCGCTTCCAATCGGGATCGTCCTGAATGTCAAAGGAGCAGTCAGGGTGAATGATTGCCCAATAGGAGCCGTCCTTACGCGGCGCATTCATGGTCTTGAGGAAACGGGCAGCCTTGCGCACCGCGCGCACGGTGAAGTACATATTGCCGGAGGTCTCGCCGCCGACAAGCAGGTGGCGGCCGGAGACCGCGCCCTCGCCGTACTGCACGTTCGTGCCGCCGTTGAGCACTTCGCGGGTGATGGTGTCGAGCGTGCGGCCCGCCTGAGAGCCGAGCAGCTTGGTGGCCTCGACAAGGTTGTTGTCGATGGTCGTCAGCTCGAGGATGTCGGAATACTCGATGAAGTCGCCGTACTGCTCCACGGTCGCCTTGAACGCGGTCACGTTGAGCTTCTTGCCCTTGGGCGTCACACCTTCGGTGAGCGGCACAAGCGCCTTGGGCAGCGGATCGTACTTGCGAAACTCGATCTCCTTGCCCTTGCCCTTGGGGATGTCGCGCTTCTGCGCCCAACGGTCGTGGACAAGCTCGGGTTCGGCGTTGTCAATGAGGGTGTCGCAATAGAACGTCTTCATTTCGACGCTCATACCGGCGTCGGACGTGACGTTGGTCTGCTGATCGAACAGCGACATGTGCACCATCAGCATGAGGAACTTGGAAAGCATTTTCTTCATGGTTTTTCATTCTCCTTTCGTAGTCGGCGAAAGGGAGAACGCGGTCACAGCGTGATTTTTTCTCCCCTCGCCACGCGCCGCATGACTTCGGCGCGGTCGGCCTTGGTCCATTTGCTCGGGTCGTCCTTGCGGACGCTTCCCGGCTGGGAGATGGTCCCGTTCTCGGTCGGGCGCATACCCTTGGCGCGGATGTTGTCGGTCACGCGCTTTTCGGCGGCTGCGCTTGCATTTCTGGCCGTTCCGGCGAGAATGTCATCGAGATGCGAGACCTCGTATGCGTGCCGTACAGGAACGCCGGAGCGCAGCATGGCAATGAAGCGCGGATTGTTCTTCAATTCCGCTTGCAGGTCAAACTCGGGATAGACGGAAGCGACCTCGGTCGCCTGCCTGATCCAGTCGTTGAACTGCTCATTCGCTCTCTGCTCCTGCCGTCTCGCCGCTTCCTCGCGGCGCAGGCTCTCGTTTTCCTGCTGGATGCGCACATATTCGCGGTACTGCGGGACGCTCATGCCGTGAGCCTCCGCCTCGCGGCCAAACAGCACGTCGCTCATCGCCTCGTCGCCGTCAATGGCGGAAGAGAGCTTGGAAACGTCGCCGTCGGTGATGCCGTAGCGGCGCATGAGCGTGTCAATGATCGGCTGCTGGGCTGCAAGCTGCGTGTCCTTGGTCTTATCCTCGCCGAAGCGGCGGTTGATAATGCGCTGGACTTCTGCGGCGTAGGCGTCCTTGTACTTCCCGTTTACGAGGTCGCGGAACTCTTTGCTCAGGTCCCCTCCCTTGCTGTTGCCATCACCGGCGGCGTGAGGCTGCGTCTGCTGTGCGCCGCCGCCCGTGCCGGAATCCTCGCCCGCAGGCGCTTTCCCGAACACGACGTTGGCGTATTCGCCCGATTTGCCCCGCCGGGTGGAAGCGGAGCCTGCATTTGTGGTATCGCCCGTAGCTGTGCCCGCGTCACCGCCGCCCGACGCACCGGCGGCAGCTCCAGCACCCGCTCCTCCGGCGGCAGCGCCGCCGTCAAACAGGCCGAGGGTGACAGGGTACAAAAGTTTGTTGCGTTTCATGGTCATGTCCTCCTTGTATCGCGGGTCCTTTCCCCGTGTAAGCAGCACAGGAAAGCTCTCGGCGTAGGGACAGGGGAGCGCCAGAACCGACGCTCCCCTGCACGGAAAGCCTTTCGGCCTCCCTACACTCATTCGGAGGAGACATACCCCTGTGCGCTTTCAGCGTAACACGGGGTTTTCTCCGTTTCACCACGGGACGAAAAGATTTTTTACAAGTTTTCTTCGGCGAGATCGACCGCGATGCTCTCCGGCCTCGTCTGTTCGAGCTGCTGCAAGCCGATCAGGGCTGCCTCAAATGCCGCCTCCACGCGCTCGTCGCCGCTGCAATGTACGAGGAAGCGCGGCTCCTTGTCGTCGATCTCAAGGCTGTAGACCTCGCAGCGCCCATCCCGCTCGGCGTTGGCAACATACCCGGCAAAGGCGTACATCACGCCCGTAATGTAATTGCAGGCGTCCGTCGCGCCGGCATGGCCCTCGGCGAGCAGCATATAGCGCGATCCGTCCTGCTCCGCGTAAACTCTTGTCATACCGTCCTCCCATTATTGCGGATTCGCCGCGTTGTAGGACGCCGCCATATTCGGCTTGCTGTTCTCCGCGAGCCGCTGCATATACGGCGTCTGCTGCGCCTGCGCGTCTGCCTCGGCTCTTGCAAGGCCGCTGCCGCCGCTCGCGGACGCTCCGCCGCCCTGCGCCATAGACGCGCCTCCCTGCGTGTTTGTGACGCCCATGTCCTTGCCGGTGAGCGCCTGAATGATCGCCAGAGCCTTTTGCAGCTCCGCACCCTGCTGCTGTACGGTGTTGTAGAGCGTGGCGCCCTCGTTGACCTGAGAGCGTATCTTGTCAATGCCCTCAAAGTCCATCATGTCCAGTGCGATGCTGCTCTCCTGCGCACGCTCCGGGGAGAAGAAGCCCATCTGGTACAGCTCCTTTGCCCGCTCGTTCTGCTCGGCGCGGGAAAACGGGTTCTTTTTCTGCGCCTTGATCTTGATATCGAAGATCGGGCGGCGGAACAGGTCGTTCCCCTCGCTGTCCTGTCCGGTCACCTGATCGGCAAGCTGCTGCGGTCCTACGGAGGCGTATTCGTATGGCATTTCGTTCGTGATGCGGAAGCTGCGCTCCGTGTCGTAGAACTGGCGCATACGGGAAATGCAGAAGCGGACAATGCGCGTGTCTGCCCGGTAGCCCGCGGCGATCATGTCGCGGCTCGCCTTGTTGCCCGCCTCCTGCAAGGCGGCCACCGCCGCAGCAGCCGTCACGCCGCCGCTCACGCCGCCGTTGGACACATCGCGGTTCGCGCTCGTCTCTTTCAGCTCGTCGATCTTCATCGAAACGATGTTGGCATACACGCTGTCCAGCGGGCGCATGGTCAGCTCGCGGATGCGCTCGTCGCTCACCTGCCCGCCTACATGGATGAACGGGGAATTGACGTCGCGCAGCTCGTCCTCGTTGACGTTGACGCTTTCGCTCACGAGAAAGCGTCGCTTGGTGTTGATCAGCGAGGTTTCCAGAATGTTGCTCCACAGCTTGTCAATGTAGAGCTGCGGGTCGCGCGCAATGTCGATGTAGCCGAAGCCCATCGGCGATCCTTTCTCAGGAAACAGGGCATCGACCACGACGGGGTATTCGCCGTCCCAATACCAGCCCTTTTCCGTGTACTGCTCGTCGTTTTCGGAGGCGTACAGCAGGTGCTCGGGGTCGGTGAAGCGCGCGTAGTGCAGCACCGTGCGCCCGTTTGTCCGGCGCTTATAATACCAGTCGATCACCGTGACCTTGCCACTCGTGTCTACGGTGTCGTCGTAGTCGTAGCGCGTGGTCTCGAAGCTCTTGCCGCCGAGCTGACCGGCATACTCGGGATAGTCCGCCTCGATCAGATCGCGGTCTACCAGCGAGAGAATGAACAGATTCCGGCTGTCCTGAATGTCCTCGACGCCCGGCTCCCAAAAGATGTTCAGCGGGTCGATGCGGTCAATGGAGATGTCGCCGAGGCCGTTTTCCTTGCCGCTGTCCCAAAAGACGCCGTAGATCGCCGCGCCGTGCTTGAGCTTTTCCCACCACTCGTAGCTATAGGTCGATTCAAACTCGTTATCCTCCATGATGACCGGCAGGATCGCCGAGAGGGTCTTTGCGCTCTCCTCGTCACTCGGCTCGCGCGGCAGGCACACCGGCTCCGGGTAGTTATCCATCGCGTCGGCGTGCTTGTTGAGAATGGAGTTGAACAGCCATGCACTCGCAGGCTCCGGGCTTTCGCCCGCGTGCGGCTGCTTGCTGCGCAGCTCGTCCCAATGGCGCAGCCGCCACCACTTTTCATTGCTCTTGATGCGGCTTTCGTAGTTGGCCTTGCCGCCCTTGTACTTTTGCAGCGCTTCCATCGCCTCGGAAAGCTCCTGCTGCCCGATGGCGGCGGTCGGTGTCATGGCCTCCGTGGTGCTGTCGCGCAGCGCACCAATGGTCGGTGAGCTGCCCTTGCTCTGCAAAAGCGCGTAGATTCCGGCGGCTTCGGCCTGCGCGGGCGTTTCCGGGGGCAGGCCGTACTCTGTGCGCTGTGCATCGGGGTTGATTTTCATGGTCTTTTCCTCCTGTGTGTTAGTGTTTACGATACCAGTCGTAGCGGTCGTATGCGGTGTCGCCGGTCGAGAGCGGATCGTAGGGTTTTGGCTCCTGCGGCTTTCGGATGCGCGGGGCGATGGGATTCTCCATGCACACATAGCGCAGCTCGTCGTAGATGTGGTCCTCCTGCTCCGTGTTCACGTCCTCCACGTCGCGCTCGTCATAGACAAGGCTCGGCACGGTGCGGATGAAGTGCTTGCAGGTCGAAAAGACGTAGAGCATCGGGACGCCGCGCTCGTCGAACGCAAGGCGGTGATGCACCTGCATCTTGCCGTCGAGGCGGGCATTGTCGCCTTTCTCGAAGTAAACACGCTCCCGTTCGAACAGGGAGCCGATGCTCTCCGTCCCCTGCGTGCCCCAGATCGCCGGGTCTCCCACGCGGTGTATCGTGCGCCCCTTGAGGTTCGGGTCCTCCGTCTCGATGCGCCGCATGGTCTGCGCCACGGCGGTCGGCTCCATCTTCACGCCCTCGTTCGGCGTGCCGGTGCAGCCGTAATACTCGCGGATGCGGTAGAGCCGCCGGTCATGGTCGACCGCGTACCAGCCGATGGAGAACGGGCGGGAATAGCCCCAGTCCATTCCGCACCAGATCGCCCAGTCTTTCGGGATCAGGAACGGAGAGACGACGTGCGTCTTGATGCGGTCGGTGTAGTGCTCGCGGTCGTTTACCCACTCGCGGAACACCTGACCGGAGAAGCTGTCCCAATTGCCGTATAGCAGCGCTTGCCGCTCCGCTTCCGGCATGGAGGCAAGGCGGGCGAGGTAGTTATCGTCGTTTGCGAGCAGGATTTTGTTGTCGAACACCGTGGACGGCACGAATACGCGGCTCTTCCACCGCTTTTCCGCGTGCCCGTCCGGGTATCGTATCATCACGCGCTCCCATACCGTCTGCATCGGCGGGGCCGCGGTGATAAACCGCTCCTTGACCCATCCGTGCCCCACTCCGCCCGGGTTCGCCGTGGAGCGCGTATAGACGCGCGTATTCGGCCCGTTCGGTCGGTTGCGGGAAAACAGGTAGGTATACTCGTCGAAGGTGAAATGCGTCAGCTCGTCAAAGGCAATGAAGTCATACGCCTGTCCCTGATACTTGACCTTGTCCTTGCTGTACTGCATCGAGCCGAAAATGATCTTCGCGCCGCTCGGGAACGTCCATGTGTGGTTGCTCCCATTGTAGCGGGCGCGCGGGAACAGCCGCGGGTAGTAGTTCAGCGTCTTGTCGATCAGCTCCGCGAGCTGGGGAAAGGTCTTTCGCAGGATCAGGCCCTTATAGTGCGGGACATCGACCTGCCGCAGGGCCTCGATCACAAGCGCGTCGCTTTTGCCGCCGCCCGCCGCGCCGCCGTACAGCGCTTCGTCCTCAAAGCGGCTCATGAAAAGCGCCTGCCGCTCCTGCGGCGACCAGATCACATTGGCGCTCATGGGCCGTCACCGTCCTCGTCGTCCTCGGGCGGCAGAGGTGTGGGCATAGCCGCGGGCAGCTCCACAATGCCGGTCCCACCCTCGTCGTCGCCCTGCTTCGCGTCGTACAGTCCAAGGTGCTTACAGAGCATATCAAGCGCTCTCACCTTGTCGCACATCTTCACTTCGCGTTCTATTGCATCGACAATCATGATCTCACCGTCGTCGTTATGCTCTTTGTGCGGGACATATTTCACCTTGACGCCAGAGATCACTTTCAGATCGTCGGGGCTTGCGCCGGGCAGCACCTGCGCGGTTTCGGGGTCAATCAGATCGGCGGCATTGACAAAGGCTATGCGGGCCAGCTCCTGCAACACACGGTCACTCGTGATGCCGGTCCTGCGGCTGCGCTCTGCCTTCGCGCGCGCTATTGCGCGCTGAACTTGAGTTTTCTTTAGCAGCTGCGCCCCTATCGAAGCCGCGTTCTTAACGGAGTAGCCCGCTCTGATAGCGGCCTGCGTAGCGTTCAAGTCGATCATGTATTCCTCGACGAAACGCTGTTGCTTCTCATTCAGCTCCGCCATACCGCCACCGCCTTTCTGAAATGTTCTGTATCCTAAAGCGTATCACGCCTTTTCGCGGCTTTCACCACGGGCGCGGGCGTTTTCTTTCCCCGCCGGTCCCTGCCGTCTTTTGCGCGCGCACGCGATATACTCTCTCTGCCATATACACACATCGCGGGAATACGCACCCTCTCCCCCTTATCCCCCTATAGTCCCCCTTTCCCCCTCTCCCTCGTTCGGGCAGGAAGAAGCCGCCGAGGGGATTACCCTCGGCGGTGCAGCTCGTCGTAGCGGGCGGCGATAGCCTCCTCAAAGGCTTTCCCGCGCTCCTCGACAGTCTCATAGTCCTCGTCCTTAAAGGTGCCGCATACGGGCCAGTAGGGACAGGCCGTAGCGGGATTGTGCCAACAATCGGGGAACCGGCGGCAGGTGTCATGTACCTCGTTCTGAATTTCGGCGTAGGTTTTCATGGTGGCTCCTTTCATACGTCAAAGCATACTCGGTGATAGGCGAAGTAGTGACCGCGCCGCTTGAACAGCTTGTACCAGCCCGTGAACGCTTGCCCCGTGCAGTCGTAGGCGGACGGCAGCGGCCTAATCTCAATGCAGGCTTCGAAGTAGTCACGCGCGTCGATCTCGTCGGTGACTGCTTCCGGCAGCTCTACCAATTCGAGATACCCGTCGATGCCATCGTCGCAGACGATGCGCCGCTCTCGTCCGAAGTTTGGGGACCTGCCGTCATCGGATTTGAGGTAGGCCCTGATGCCGGCCTTAATGGGGCGCGGGTTGAAGCTTGGCCTGCCGGACAGCAGGTTCAGCAGCTCATACGCCAAGCGGAGATCGTGTTTGTTGCGTATCGGAAACATGTTGTGTCCTTTCTCCCCGTCGTGCCGATAGGTCAGCCGGTCGTGTAGTTACAGCTTGGTGCTGTAGTCTTTCAATGTGACTTGGATGATGATTTCTTCGCGGCCCAAAGTAACATAGGCGATTTTAGCATCCAGCACCCCAGGCATTGCTTGCACCGGAATCTTGTATAAACTGCGGTAGCGGCCAATTTCCTGCATACCGGCTTTCACAACGACGGGGATCTCGTCGCTGGCTGCGCCTATCTGGCTACAGAAGTTGAAAACGGTCAGTTTCTTCATCTTGAATATTCTCCTTTTCTTCCGGCCTCGCGGCCTGTCGTTGTGGTCTATTATATATGGTTTAACCATATTTTCAAGATGACAATATTGCCAATGTTTAACCATATATTTTGTTCATTTCGTATGCGGTTAAACCGTTGACAGAATACGCGGCGCAAAATATAATACTGACTATGCAGCATGTCGAAAAGGAGTTGGACAAATGCCAAGAGCCAAAACGAGCGCAACAAGAACGGACGCCCAGCGCCGCGCGCAGAATGCCTATCAATACAAGACATCAACCGTTATAGGCTGCAAGCTCGACCGCGAGACCGCCGAGCGCTACAAGGCCCATTGTGCCGAGAACGGCACTACCCCTAACGCAGAGATCAAGAGCTTTATTCTATCCCAGCTTGACGAATAGCAAAGCAGCGGCCCCGTGTTTGGGGCCGCTGCTTTTTTCATGCCCGCGTCCGGCATATCTGGTACAGGTCGCCCACGGCCTCAATGCTCACGCCCATGTCCCGCGCGGCTCTCCGCGCTTCGGCCTCGGTGGCATAGCTCTTGCCGACGGCCTCGGCGGGGACGGCGTATGTTCCGCATACACGGCGGATCGCATAGCGCTTGCCGCGGCGGACGCGGATCACTTCGATGGCGTACATGGCTCACCGTCCATCATCGCGCCGCAGCTTTGACAAATTGTTGTCACCTCCGCTCTTTCCCCATAGGCACAATAAAAATCACCCGGCACAGTAAGGTCAACGCAAGCCCCATGCGAGCAACTTCGCGTTTATTCGTCAGTCGTTCCATCACTCTACCTCCGCTATTCTTCTGGCGGCCATTTCTACATACGAGGGATTGATCTCACATCCCACAAAACCGCGCCCCATGCGTTTGGCCACCACGCCTGCTGTGCCGCTGCCCGCAAATGGGTCAAGTACAACGCCGCCCTCTGGGCAACCCGCTAAAATACACGGCTCGATCAGCTTTTCCGGGAATGTGGCGAAGTGTGCGCCGCGAAATCCGTTTGTGCTTACGCTCCAGACGCTCCGCTTGTTCCTGCGTCCCGTCTTGTTTTTACTGTTCCCGTGGCTCTCACGCTCCACCTGTGCGCTGTTGTCGTGAGATCGACCGCCGGTATAGGCTCCGCCGCCGCGAAACGTCCTTGCATTTCCTTTGGCCGATGTGACTGGTTCGCTGATTGCCGCCGCGTTGAAATAATAGTGCGCTGACTTTGACAGCAGGAAGATGTACTCATGCGATTTCGTGCAGCGGTCGCGCACACTCTCCGGCATACAGTTTGTTTTTGCCCATATAATGTCCTGCCGCAAATACCAGCCGTCCGCGCGGAGGGCAAAGGCCAAAAGCCACGGTATTCCGATAAGGTCTTTCGGCTTGCAGCCCGCGGTCTCCGTCTTTTTCAGGTGTCCCTCTCTGGTTCCTCCGTAGTTGCCGGATTTCGACGGCTTCTTTTCGTAACGTGTCCCGTCCGCCATGCGGCCCTTGCCGCTTCCGGCGTAGCTGTCCCCGATATTTACCCATAATGTTCCGTCGGCGCAGAGAACACGGCGCACCTCACGGAACACCTGCAGGAGCTTTTCTATGTAATCCTCCGGCGTTTCCTCCTTGCCGATCTGCCCGTCCGCGCCGTAGTCGCGCAGGCCGTAGTATGGCGGCGAGGTCACGCAGGTATGTACGCTTTCTGGCGGCAGCGTCCGCAGCATCTCCAGCGCGTCGCCTTGCAGAATAGTGCAGTCCATCACTCCACCTCCTGCATCCAGAATTCGCGGCGGCAGTCGGGGCATCCAGCAGAACGATTCAAATCGCAGATATAATTTTTGTCAACATTTCTTGGGCACATCCCAACAGTACCATCACGGTCCACCATGCAGTTAGGCCACTGTTTCAGAAACACACTCTGCCGCGTCTTGAGCTGGTGCTCCTTTGACCACTGCTCAACCGCAGCAACGATCCGCTTGTAGTCATCGTCAGACGTAAGGGAGTTGAGTGCGCATCTAACCTTTTCACACGGGCAGCCCGTGCACGATCCACCAAAAGACAGACACATCCTTTTTCTTTCTTTCAAAAATTCTAACGCTTCCATCATTTCCTCCTCACGATCTCATACCGGCTCACGAAGCGCCGCCGGTCGCACCAAAAGCAGGTGCCTTTCTCGTCGCGCCGATGCTCTACCTCACGCAGCACCTTTCCGGCACGCCGCATCGCTTCCACGCAGGGACGGCAGACCTCAATCGTCTTTCTCATGCTTCCTCCGTTCCCAATGCGGGCAGTCCTCAATGTCCTGCACGATACGCAGCTTGTTCCACTTCCCGCGCCGCAGGCGGCAGGAGTAGGCCGTGCGCCCGTTCGACCATTCGTAGCGCTTGTACTGGTGGCGGCAGGTCGCGCAGGGCGGGCGGTTTCTCCGCCACGCCCACGCGAGCAGAGCGGCAGCGAGAGCCACCAGAGCCAGCGCAAGAATAATTGCTATGTCCATGTCAGACCTCCTTGACCGTGATGTTGAATTTCTCCAGCATCAACTTTTTCTTGAGCTTGTACTTGTCCGTCGCCGTCGCCTTGCTCTTGACGTCCTCGACGACCGGAATCCAGTAAACCACGCCCGCCGCGTCCGGCCTTGTAGGGCGCTCGTAGGCGAAGTCTGCGCGATAGCGCATCGCGTGTACCCTCTCGCCCTCCGGCGTCGTGTATGCCTCTTGCAAGGTGAAATCGACCTGCAATTTGAGCCTGCGGATCGTTCCGGCCTTGAGCATCAGCAAAAGCTCCTCGTAGCGGCGCGCCTCTTTCTTGCTGTCAAACGTGATCCCGTGCGAGACCGTCGGCTCGTTGTGGTATTTCCGTTCCTTGCGCTGCGCCTCGCCGACGAGCTTCGCGGCGATTTGCTTCTGCGCCGCAGGGGACATTCTCGCCACATCAGCCGCCGTCAGAGCCATTGTCCGCCTCCTTGATGCGCACCGGCAGGACCATTTTGACGTCCTCGCGGTTGGTCTTGATCGTAATGGGGGCAATCGGCCCGCGGAATTCCAGAATAGCAGGCTGCTTGAAGGTACCGCCGACGCTGGCCTTTGCCGCCTGCAACGCCGAGAGAAGATACTCGGCGTTCACGCCGATGCGGAACGTCGGCGCGCCGGGCAGAGCCTTTTCCCAATTCAGAAACTCCCCGGTCGGCTGAACAAAGCCGAAGATGCAGCCGAGGCATTCGATCTCAACCGCGCTTTCCGTTTTGCTTCGCTCTTTCAGCTCTAAGCGCATGGTGTAACCTCGCGGCAGGCGAACGCTCGGCTTGATGTAGCAATCGAAATCCTCTTCGACCTCATAGCAGGTCGCGTGCTCCACGAAGAGACGAAAGCCGTCTGTGGCGATAGCCGTAACCGCCTTGTTCTCCCTGCGAAATTCCAGCCGGATATGCCCGTACATCGGCTTTGCCACGCTTGTTGACACCGCGCCCTTTACGGCGGCGATGATCGTATTGAACACGCTGGTGTCCATAACAGCTATTCTCATGCGTTGCCTCCCTTGTGGTCGTTCGGGTCGTCCCGCAGGCCGACGCCGATGATGTACTGTCCGCCGTCGTCCTTGCGGGCGTGGACCTCGTAGCGCTTCAGCAACTCACTCACCTCGACGGGCGGAAGCGTCAGGCGCTTGCCGATCTCCTCGCCGGTATCGGGGTCTATGGCGGCCTCGCCGTAGGTGAGCGCCGTCTGGATCAGAATCGCGTCCACGGCCTTGCCGATCTGCGTGGAGCCAACCACCTGCACGGAGAGCTTCGCGTTGAGCTTCTGCAAATCGCCGATCCTTTTCTCGTAGCGCCGCAGCTTCGTTTCAAGCTCGGCGATCTTTTGCTTGTTTGTCATGTCGTTCTTTCCTTTCGTAGTTCAGCAGCAGGGCGCGGGCAATGGTGCAGCTGCGCCATGCTGTGGAGTTGGCGCAGTACCGCGCCATGTAGTCGTCCAGTGCCTCTTTCGGCATTTTGAGCTGCCCGCCCTCGCAGTTGAGATAGTCGCGGTAGTCCCGCGAGTAGAACGGGCAAGCGAAACAGCAGCCGCGATAGCCGCTCATGGCGCCACCCGCGCCCCTCTGAGCGCAGCCGCGGCCTGCGGCCACGTCATACCGTGTTGCCTCGCATAGCGGGAAACGCTGCCGATGTTCTCCGGCGGAATGTGCTTCCGCATCCAGCCCCGGTCATGCGGCGGCGCGTTCTCCTCCCCGCCCGCCACGGCCTCCGGCATACAGGCGATGATCTCCGCAGGGGCCGGATACATCCGGCTTTTGCGGGAATGCACGATGATGCCCTCGCGGGCCTGCGCGTAGCTGAACGGTTCCAGCGCCAGATAGTACGCAAGGAAGATATTCTCGTTCCCGCTCGCGCGCTGACCGGCAGGAGCAGAAGTGAAGAACGCATCCAGCATTCCGGAGAGCTTGACCATCTCCTCTTTCGTCATGGGGCAATCCTCCTGTTCTGTTGAAGTCTAACAATAGCGCGCTTAACAGAAGAAAAGACTATGTATTTCTCTCTGTATCTGTATTTGTATTTGTACAGCGGGAATCTCCGTGGATTTTCCGTGGAATTTCCGTGGAGAATCTATGCTTTTCTCTCTGCATCTTTCCGCGCTTTTTCCGTGGATTTTCCGTTCCGGTCGTACCATCCATGAATGGTGTATCCGCCGTCCTCGTCTTTGTCGAGGATGCCGCTTGATGTGAGAGCTCCGACAAGCACCTGCGGTTTCTTGTTCCAGCGAAGAATACCGGCGATCTCTTCATTTGGGATAAAGCCGATATACCCGCTTTCGTTTCCCGTTGTCTTTGCCCATGCGTACAGGCGGCACAGCTTTCCGACCGTCGTGTCGAGGTCAAGGCCGAGCTTTGAAGCGAGGTCTACCACCTTCGGCGAGGTGTGTATGCAGGTATCAACTGCAAACCAAGTCAGCGCGCCTCTTGACCTCATAGGCAGTCCTCCTTGTCATGGCGCTGGCGCAGGTTGCTGTAAACTTGTACCCAAGGTATCATAGGAGGCCTCCTCACTTTGGTGTTGGTGCAGATAGAGTACACGGCTCTTACCGATGGCGGCGTTTTGGGCGAGCCATGCGTGCGCCTGCTCGCGGGATAGATGGCTCTCCATCGCGCGGCTCTCATAGCTGAATTCTCCCGCCTCCAGCTTGCGCTTCATGCGCTCCTGTATCTCCTCTTCGCCGTAATTGGCTTCGATCAGATAAAGGTCGTAGTCCTGCGCCACAATGCCGTCCAGCGAGGCGCAGTCCGTCGCATAGAACACGCGCTCGCCGTTTGCAAATTCGATATGCCACGCACAATTCGGAACATCGTGAGGAATGGAATTGTAGGACACATAGACGGGGTAGAGAAGGGAACAGGAGTAGAACAGCACATGGCCTGCCATGCCCTCGTCGGTCACGCGGCGGTCCACGCCGATGCGTCCCATCGGGTCCATGAGCCACGGAGGGACGCACCAGCGCAGCGCAGGGCGCAGGAAGTGCAGGCGCTTGATGGTCTCGGGGTTAAAGTGGTCGCCGTGAACGTGCGTCAGCAGGACGAGCCTCAACCCATTGCAGTATGGTTCGAGTTCCCGAAAGGGAACGCCGCAGTCAATGAGTATTTCATCATTCAGCAGTACGGCGTTCCCCTTGGAGCCGGTCGAAATGACCTTGACCTTACAGATCATTCATGCTCACCTGCTTGGGAATGCCGGTCTTTCCGTCGTCCGGCGTACCGATGGCATCAGCGGGAGCGGGCAGCTCGTTCTTGACCTCGCCTGTAGTTTCGTCCACTTCGACGGTCGGAAGATCAAAATACTGCTCGCGGTTCGCGCGTCCCTCTTTTAGTGAGGTATATACATTACGCAGGCGCACGATGCTCTGCGCCGTGAACGCTTCGGCCTTGCAACCGATGTACTTTTCAAGGCACTCCATCGGTACGCCGAAATCGTCCTTGAACGCCTGTCCCATCTTGCGTACGCGGTCAATCATGGGTTCATCGCTCTTTCCCATCATCGTCTTGGTACACGCCGCAAGAGCGGCGTCTACCACGTCGCCGGGGATAATGCCAAGAATGCATGCGCGCATACGGCGCGCGCCCTGATTGGCGACCATTTCATAGATGTCGCGCGGGTCGGTGAGGGCAACGCTGCCTTTCTTGGTGTAGCGGATATGCGGCACGGTGAAGATCTTTGTCTGGCGGGTGTTGGTCTCCAAATCCCAGCAGTAGGCCATGACGGTACTCTCGCCATTTTTCTGCTCCAGCTCGGTAATGCCGAAGTCGAGGTTGCCCCAATTCTGTGCCA